CGCGGTAATACGCGAACTTGTTTCCAGGTGTTATTATTCCCTGGTCGTCCCTTAATAAGGACTGATAAATATAATATGATATTCTTGGCATATCCGCCTTGATATCTCGAGTGCCTACGCATTCGGCTCTATCAACATCATTTTTGTGTGTCTATTAAAATCAATACACACTTTTGGCCATGAGTTGGCCCGTAATTTTATAATTACTTTTACTGTACAGCATGTCACGTTGTACTTTTAGTTAGTTGACACGTCTATAACTTTTTCTCATTCATTTACGCCGTCCACCGGTTGACAACCGAATCCGGCTGATTTACTTGTAGGGCGCAAGCCCACACCTTATTTCTTTTCACTACAATATAAGAAAGGTGTACCCCCCCAATTGTAGTAGTTTACCCCCGTGTTATAGTGCGAAAACGTCTCGCAAGTCTCGGCCTATATGGTCAGAGACGTTAGAGAGGTAATAGCCAAATTTAGTGGTAAACTTAGTTAGATCTTGCTGCCTTTTACATTTACAATATACACCAAGCAAGGAGACATATCATAACACGCTAATTCAATATGGATCAAACTTTTTATTTTACAAACAATGTACGACTATCGCATAGTCATCAATTTCAGGGACACAAGGAACTATCTAGACTAGATAGTGATCTTGTTCCCGGTGTTACGTATCCCATCAATGCCTTTCCTAAAACTGATGTAATTCCATGGAGGACAGAAATGTCCTTCGTGCCAGTTATTGTCAGGGCTAGGATGATGAGAGAGAATAAGGAGGGGGCTGTGAAGAAATATGTTTACGCAGATTACACTCCTCGTCCCATTGAACGTCGGAAGTTCGGTGAGCGAGAGGAGTTGGTATTTGTTGAAAACACCTTCGAAGGGAAACCAGGCGAAGGCCCATATATCCCGCGTATGCGGGAAATAGCTAAGGAGAAACAAGTTTTGCGAACCCCCATGGTTAAGAAGAATCTAGCTTATCTTATCAAACATAAGTTACGTTATCAGATCGATCTTACCAATGGGGAGATTTCCAGAATTTGGATGGAAGCTGGAGTTGATAGGGAGTTTTCGCGTGTGGTAGAGACCATGCGCAAGGCTTCTAAAGGTGAGGTCTTTACTAAGGCTGCTGCAGTGGTTGCAGCTGAGGCTGGTAGCAATAGAGTTAAGGTGGTAAACCTTAAGCGAGAGCTTCTAGCCTCCAGTAGAGGGAGAGCTGCGTTAGCCACTGCTGAGGGCATTGCTAAAACCGTTATCCCGCAAGGTAACGTGCAGGTCAGAGTTGACAGGCGTCGCCCTGAAAGAGAGCGGGTCGTCATGAATGATCTTTTAGATGATCTGTGCGAGATGTTAGTAACCAGATTTCGTCTAAATCTCACAAGACATGATTTCCGGCTGGTGGATGTGATTCAAGTGATACAGCTTCTTAGAGCTAAGGATGCAACAGAGATTTTGTTGTGCTTAACAGCCCTATATACCTGCCCTTTGCTCGGAGTTTTTCCAACCGTGTATAGACATCTCGTCGATTATACGTCAGAGTTTGTGGCTCAGTTGCGTTCCCCGCCAGAGCCCATAATTCAACAGGGACTTTCGGATGTCCACAATATGGCTACGCGCGTTCGCAACGCTCCTTTGGTGGTTAAAACGCTGACCTTCTTGGCCAAGGTCGTTGGACAAGGTTTATTTGGTGATGGTGAAGAGGCTGGATTGTTCGCTAATTCTACCGCTCTTTATCTTCTCAAAGCTTGTACCAAAGGAACTGATGAAGTGCTCATGTTCATGGATCTCTTGTATTACTGGATAGATAGGTTTACTATCTTTTCAGAGACGCTCGATGTCAATGACCTTTTCGAGTTGGCCGTCGAAAACCAGATTCTGGCGAAAATAGAGGAACATAAGAACGCTGTGATCAATTTGCGTGGTGGTGATCCCGACGTTCGTGGTGTTATCTCCCGTGCCAAAGATTGTGCCATCAAGAACTCTAAATCTCCCAATAGATTGGTGTCTGTTGCCTGTTTGGAACTTCTTCAATTGGCGTCAGAAGCCGCACGAGGACTTAACGTCTCTCGACCTATGCCAGTTGGACTTATCGTTACCGGACCTCCTGGTACTGGTAAGACGACTTTGGCAGATGAGCTCGATAGGTATGTTCGTCGTCTGGAGGGTATTCCGGATGATATCAGTACTGCGCATCATCATTCGACTACTAAGCATCAGAATCTTTCCACAGTGGTTCTGACGTATGTTATCAATGATGCATTTGCTGTGAAAGAGGAGAAATTGGAAGTGGGTTATGTACCCCTGCTACAAGGTTTAGCTGATACTGAGCCCTATAGAGTAGAGGCTGCATCCATAGAAGCCAAGGAACTATCTGGAATTTCTCCACGCCTTATTATAGTTACCACAAATAATACCAAATACACAGCTTCGACATGCACAGGTGGCATGGACAAGCTGGATAGAAGGTATGTTATCGTGAATGTCGAATGGAATCCTACAGTTAAAATCTTGAAAGGAAGAAAATCGGTTTTCTTAGTCGATTTAGCTCCTCACGAGCAAGTAGCTTACGCGAAAATGCGAGAATATGATCCTGAGATATTTGTTTTCAGTATGGGACGTATGGAAAATAGCCCGATCGGGAATGTATTGAACATGGAACCCAAGGTAAATATCTTCCGCACCAAGAAGATCAATAAGGCCCAAATATTCCAGTATGTTAAGGATGAGATAGCTAAGAACAAAGTATCGCATGAGCGCGAACGCAGGGTTTGTGAGGTATGTTTTATGCCATGTGTTCCTTGTATGTGCACACTCATGCAGCAAGGCGCCGGTATGAGCATCCAAACCAATGTAGGGTTTACCGACGAGGCATCCAGTCTCATCAAGTTAGCTATAGGGGTGGTAGCAATGTCAACCACCCTGAAGCTGCTGCTCGGTTTGTTTAAGCTCTATTATGAGGGCATGTACCCGCAAGGAGCCCTCGTGTCGACCCCTAATGTGGTTAAGGAAGATATCCACGTGGATTCCTACGTGTCAACCAATACCCCTTGGGTGGGCGCCCAAGAGGCACGTAATGTTGCGTACATTACCTTTGGGAACACTGGAGAGGCGCACGGTACGTTTGTGACTCACAATATTTTTATCACTAGTGCACACATGATGTCTAAATTGCGCAATGGCGATAGGATAGTTATCAAGCTATTCTCTGCGGAATATACCGAGATTTACAGTTCGGATCATAGTGTAGTATTCCCTGATAGAGACATCGTCGCATATTATAGTCCGAGTGTGCAAGGAATAATTGCTCCCTTTGGTGAGAGAGTAACATCCAAACATGGTTCTATGATAGGTAGATTTACCTTGGGTAAATACACATTTCATGATCCACGTTATAGCTCCAGAGGGATGTACCTCTATAATGCTGATACGCAATTCGGGGACTGTGGTCTCCCTCTGTTGAGTGCCACAGGGATGTTACACGGCATTCATTGTGGTAGATTGGCAGCAGGGGGTCGTGAGGCTGTCTCAGCAGCCTTCGGGGCAGATGAGCTGAGATATGCGTTGTCTCAGTTTGCCAGCCGCGGAAATCATGTTTCTGTGTATTCGGATAGAGCTCCATTAGCCCCTGCGAAGCTTGAGACACAGGGAAATTTCGGTTTGCATCCCAATTCCGATATATCCAAGCTTATCAAGTTTGATGCTTATAATATACATGCATCCGGCCACACTCCTATGGTTCATGAGTCTAGATTGGAGATATCGAAGATGACATGTAAACGCACCCTTATAGCCGACTATTTTCCCGAAGCACCTTTAATGGATAAACCGTATGCTGGTACTGGTAAGCTGTTGCCAGATGGCACGTGGCGTAGTCCTACGATATATCGTATGTTAGCTTCTGTGCATCATGGTTATGAGGATCCTGGTTTTGTTCGAGAGGCTATGCGTTACATGATAGATGATCTTCCTATCGGTCAAAGGTCCGTCCCTCTTGACCTTTATAGGGCAATAGCTGGAGATCCACGGAACACGCTTTATAATCCACGTGACAATTCTAAGTCCATAGGATCAACACTGCGTGCTTGTGGTGTTACCAAGGCTAACGCCTATACTATGCGTGATGATGGCACATGGGAGGTACATCCTAAGGTTTTGTCCGAATATAACCGGATAATGACTGAGGTGTATGGTGAAGGTCCTTTGACTATGGATGCCGTTGTGGCCACCGTTAAGGATGAGGCTTACCCCATAGCTAAAACAACATTGGCTAAGGGGCGCCTTTTCTATGTAGGAGACCACGCACTGGGTTTGGCGATGAGATCATTATTACTCCCTCTGATCTACTATTTAGCTAGTCATCCTCTTGAGAGTAGTGTGAATATCACCATGAATGCGGGTTCCGATCAATGGAAGCAGTTGGCTACTTACTTAGAATCCTATTCCCCCGAGGTGTTTGATGGTGACCACAAGGAATATGATCTTCGCCACAAATTTCTTCACTCGTATTACATCGAGTTCATGGTGAAGGTCGCAGAGCGGATAGGTTATTCCTATGTGGATCAGCGTGCGGTTGGTCGAGTCTTGATGAAGGCTGCTAGATCTGCACTTAACCTCCATGGTGACTGGTTGGTGACTATGTTCGCATGGTATTCGGGGAGGACCGATACCATTGTTGGGAATTGCGTGATTAATAAGATGCTCGTTTATATCTCTAGACTTAAACAAGGACCATTGTTATTCCCAGCCCTGGCTACGGTGAGCCCCATTCGTAGAGAGATAGGACTGGTTGCAACGGGAGATGATCTCTTGTTGACAAAGGTTCCTCAGAGTGAGTTCAGTCTTGCTGCCTTCGCCAGAGATGTAGAACAAATGGGCTATCAAGTCACTTCTAGTGATAAGTCGGCTTCCTTAGGGTTTAAACCTCTAGCTGAGGCTGGGTATCTAAAACGCCGCTTTGTGTGGGTGGGTGATAGATGCTATGCTCCGTTGGAGAAGGATTCCATTTTTAAGTCATTGGCTTATGTCACAGGTATTGTGGACAACCTTAGTGAAGATGTTAGAAATAGGTCTGCCGCTTCGTGTGCTCTCCGGGAGATGTGGATGCACGGCGATGATGAATTTCACAGTCTTCGAGATAGGTTATCGAAGATTTATCCTGACGTGACTTGGCCAGCTAGTAGGGACTTGGGGTTGGAGTATTCTCTTGGTACCTTCCAAACGTGGCGAGAAACCACGCAAAAATTTTCTAATGAACCGGACCTGGATATTGATCCAGTAATAGTCCAACAGGCCGGGCGACCAGGGCTTATACTGGAAGGATCCTTCATTGAAACACTCCGATCTGTGAGCGAGTCGAGAGAAGTCTGTGCAAGGAAAATGAGGCGCCGAGAGGAATGCCCAGTTCACAACACCTGTATGTGCAATGATGGTGCACATGCTTGTATATCCATCGCAGAATTAAATTACAAAGATTCAATTTCCAACGAAGTATTCGAAGCCCCAGTCACTACCATTGGTACTGTGGCCAAAGACATCGAATCCGTTGGATCAGGCGCTAGGGGTCTGCGCTCTAAACCAACCGACACCAACTTAAACGACTACCTTGCCCGGCCAAGGTTGATCTACACTTTCAGCTCCGGTACTCCCGCTAACATAACACCATATGACCTTTGGCGTGCGTTGCCGGCCGTCGCGGATGTTGTGAACAGATGGGACTTGTTTAGGGGAGATCTTGTCCTGACCTTTTCCTATACTGGTAGTTCACAAGCCATGGGATTGTTTAGAATGTGGGCCGTCCCCAATCGGGCCGTGTTTGGGACTTATGATGCGGGTTCGTTAAATTATTCTTATGGAGAGCCGGTTACTACATCTATTCTTCCACATCTGGATATAGACTATTCCACGGCTACCGCGGGTAGCTTACGATTGAAGTATCCCCTTGTGAGAACCTACATGAGTGCACCTCCTGAGTATGATTGGCAGCTCTTTGGCGAGGAGATCAATGCGCTCAAGTTTGCCAACGGGACTACTCCTCCCACGATTACGATTGACGTATATGCTCATTACGAAAATGTTGAACTTAACGTGATTGTTCCTCAAGGTAAGGAGTACCCCGAAGGGCAAATGAGTAGGGCGCTAACTTATGCGTCGCAAGTTGCTGCTCTTATTCCCATCCCTTGGATGGCACCTGTAGAGAAGGGTTTAGCTTTGGGTGCTGACATTGCTAAATTTTTCGGCTGGTCGAGACCCCCCGCCGAGCCTCAACAGGCTATGGTCGTCAGGCAATGGCCCAACCCGGCGCTGGCATCCGGACAACCAGATTTTTCCTTTGGTTTCGCTTTAGATCCCGCCGTTCAAAACAGTGTGGCCCCGGATCGTATCCCCCTATCGGAACCTGGGGATACCACCTTTGATTATGTCTCCACCAAGTCATCCATGCTTGTGACAGATTGGAATATTGCCAACAGTGTAAACATTGCACCAGGTGTTCTACACGAATCACCCCCAGGGATATTCCACCCCTCGTCGTTGTTCTTTGGCTCCAGTATGTTTGAGTATTGGGCAGGAGATATCACTTGCTGTGTGCAGATCGTTAGTTCGCCTCTGATTAGATGGCGAATAGGGATAGCTGTGATTCCTCCCAATATTGCAGTGCCGTTGACCTGGCCAGGGGAGGGAGAGTTCCTGACCACTATTATAGATGTGGTTGGTAGTACCTGCGTCGACATTACGATTCCTTATTTACACAAGCAGCAATTCATGGATTTCATTGATCTACCAGTTTATGCTGCGAATGTTTATCAGACTCGTCTTCAGTGTTATTCGCTGAGTGCTCCTTTAGGACCGTCTGAGACCCCAGTTGTTCCATCCATCAATCTCTGGATCAAGGCTGGTCCCAAGTTTTCCGTGGGGGTTCCATCATTGGCAATGGCCAATAATATGATCCTCCAAGGTAAGGGAATTGGAGCAGAATCCGCTTACCATTTTGGTGAAATCGTTGATGATCTTCTTCTTCTCACGAGGCGTATGGACCCTGTGCTGGTTGTGAGACGGGTGGATGCCACTGACGCGTTCACTTTCCCGGTGGAGCCACGTATCCCTGCTGCGGCCGGGGTGTATAACGGGGCTACTCGTGTCACTTCGGGTTTTTGCTTCGCCACCTATCTGGCAACCGCATATCTTGGTGAGACTGGTAGTTACCGACATAGACTTACCTCTGGTAAGCAAATCACTGGCACGGTTTGGGAGAATGTTGCTTTTCCGGGCGCTGCCGATCCTGGGATCAACCCCGGATACCCTGAAGGTAGGGGAGGTACTTCATTTGCGTTTAGCTTTGCTAATAACTCAATTGATGTCCGCCCACCGGATCGTAACTACAACATTTTCCGTTTGACCGCCCTGGTCCCTATCGCGCTTACCGTGACCAATAGTGTGTGCTTGCACACTAGTAGTCTTTTGGCAGCCGATGAGGTTATGGATTGGGCCGGAGGAGCCGACGATTATATGATCGGAGGATACCTCGCTCCGCGACCATTTGCCTGGAGAACATAAATA